GCTTGCAATCGATCGTTGCTGACCGAACGCCAGTTGACCAGCGAAACCCACTACTTCAAGTTTAACACTAACGCTCTGATGCGAATGGACCCACTGAAGCAGGCGGAATACCTGACAAAGTTAATCGCGGCAACGGTGATCAGCCCGAATGAAGCACGCGAAAAACTCGACATGAATCCCTATGACGGCGGGGATGAGTATCAGAATCCAGCGATCACGGTGACAGCACCGATGGAAGAGGATTCGCCAGACGTTCCCGAAGACCCTGAGCCGGAGGACGATCCAGAAACGGAAGCAGTGCAGCGAATGGCCGTAATTTCACGATTGCGACCGTTGCTGGCTATCGAGCAGCAGCGAGTGGCGGCAGCGGTCAAAACCAAAACGCCGATCCAGTCGGTTGAAAAGTTTTATGCGAAATGGCAGCACACGCTGTGCGATGTGTGTGAGCAGCTTGGGGGAACGCCATATGCGGCCGCAGAGCATTGCAGAATCTCGCAGGATGCGTTAATCGAAGTCATGAGCAAGACGGCAGCGAAGGCATTGCCGGACGCTGTTGGAGAACTTACGGCATCGTGGGGCGAGCGGGTTGAGGATTTGGCAGACTACATACTTGGAGCGACAGTATGACGGAAGGGTTTGTGGCCGATCGGCCGGAGTTTGAGTGGCTCACAGAAAAGGCAGGCGGCTGGCAGTTTGGTGAACAGGGAATTTTGGCTGCGTTGGCGAACCTAATCAACCAGCCAGGCCAATGCGTTGAAATCGGGGCTGGTGACGGCGAGGGGCTGCCGTTGACAATCGAGCCGTTTTACAATTACGGGCTTGATTGCGTGCTGTTTGAAAGAGACGAAGATTCAATCAGGCAACTGGCTGCTAAGTTTCCAAGGGCTAAGATACGCGGGGAATATGCTTTCAAAACAAGTTCCAATCTCGACGCACATGTGATGCTTTGTGTCATTGATGTGGACGGCATCGACAGTCTTATCATGGAGCATGTGTTGAGCAATCATCAGACGAGCATTCTGATGGTAGAGCATTTTGACAAATGCCATTCCAGCAACACGGATGATATTGGGCGGGTTCCGGCGTGGCTGCTGGGCCGTGAAATCGATGGCGGCTTCAAGATCCAAGACAACGCCGAAACCGTTTATTCGATTGCTTGTGATTTTAATTACACGCGACTCGGGACGACACGAGTCAATTCAATTTTCGTTCATGATTCCCTAGTCGAAAAGGTTGCGAAGCATGTACCAGTCTGATTTGGAAACCGGCGAAATCTTTCTTTACGATGCAATTGGTTCCTCGTTTTGGGGAATGATCGATGCGGCAACGGTATTGCCTGACCTTGCAAAGATGTCAGGCCGCAAGGTGACGCTTCGGATTTCATCCCCCGGCGGAAGCGTGGACGAGGGGCGAGCAATCTTTAACGCACTGAAGCGGCATCAGGGCGGCGTTGACGTTGTTGTGGATTCGTCGGCGTATTCGATCGCCAGTTACATCGCAATGGCTGGAGATCGGGTCGTTATGGCGAAAAACGCCATGATGATGGTTCACAATCCGTGGACGATGGCGATGGGAAGTGCGGCGGAGTTGCGAAAGACCGCTGACGTTCTGGACAAATACCGAGATTCCATTCTCGACGCCTACATGGACCGGACAAAAAAGGACCGCAAGAAGATAATGGCGATTCTGGATGCGGAAACGTGGTACACGGCACAAGAAGCAGTTGCGGCCGGGTTTGCGACAGAGGTCGGAGATATTGTCGTTGACGCTCCAAAGTTCGCAAAGGCGATGTATGGCAGCAAGCCGGAAGGCGAAAAGACCAACGAGCCAACGGCAGGAAGTCGGACGCCAGCAACGATTGCATCGCGTGAAATACGATTACAGCAGATCAAGGCGATGTTTGGACGATAGGGCTGGTACGACAAGGAGCGATAATGGGAACTGCGGTAATTGTTGGGCAAAACATGCCAGACAAAACACTGGATTGTGTTGTTGACATGCACGATCGCACGATCATGTTTGAGCCTGTTCCGCAGGCTGCTGAATCGTGCCGGAAAAGGTACGCAACGCAGCCAAAGGCTATCGTGATCGAAGCGGCCTGCGGGGAGGAGCATGGCGAATGTGTATTTAATCTGTATAACACTGATGGGCTATCGTCGTCGCTCGGCAACATTACAGCACAGGCTGAGGGCACATGGCGGAATGTAGATTTCAGCAACACCACAGCGATCCATGTGCAAGTTGTGCGGCTCGACCATGTTCTGCAGATGCTGGGAGTCACACAGATTGATTGCCTAGTGATCGATGCCCAGGGTATGGATTTTGCAATTCTCAAGACGCTCGAACCGATGATCAACGACGGCATGATCGGTTACATTCAACTGGAAGCAGACGGGGCTGGCTTTTGTCACTACACAGGAACACCAGATAATTCAGAGGCAGCAATTCTGCAATGGATGTCGCAGTTTGAGCAATACGAGGCATCGCGATTGCCCGGCCGGATGGTGGAACAGCCAGATTTAGTGTTTACGGTTAAAGAAAAAACGTTGACACGATTCCGACAATCTGCTTAGATGCACGCACGCGGGGAGTCATCCCGCACCGAACACAACCTTTCTGAGCAACTCGTTAGCGGCCGGAAAAGTCAAAGCGAAAACATTTCGCCGACTTTTTGCGCCGCTTTTTTCATGGCCTGAGTCGGCATCACAATCGACTAAGGACTATGGAAATGATTTGGAATCTTAAAGTAATTCGCGAGCAGATTGACGAAGAGCTTGGCAAAGTTGATGCCATCGTCGCTCTTGCAAAGGAAGAAAACCGCGACTTCACGCCAGAAGAAGCCGCCGAAGTGGATCGCATTCAGGGCACGGACGACAAGCCCGGCGTTCTGCAGAAGCTCTACGCTGACGAAAAGCGTGCCGCCCGCATGTCGCAGAACTCAGCCGCACGAGTTCGCTCAATCGGCTCAATCGAAGTTGGCGGCCAGGCTCACAACACCGCACTCGCCACTGCAGAGCCGCCTCGGGTGCTTGTTCCAGCGACTGCCAAGCGTCATGGCACCGTCAAGCACTTCAAAGGCCCGGACGCTGAAGCAAACGCCTATCTGACTGGCCGCTTCCTCATGGCTGCCATCGGCAACGATGACAAGTCAAAAATGTGGCTGAAAGATCACGGCGTGTCGATGCAGCACAGCAGCGAAGACAACAGCAAGGGCGGGTATCTCGTCCCTGAAGTGTTGGAAAACGCTCTGATCGACCTTAAGGAAGAATTCGGCATGTTCCGGCGATACGCCATGAACTGGCCGATGACTTCGGATGTGTCGCTCGTGCCTCGTCGTGTGTCTGGATTCACCACGTATTTTGTGGGCCAGAATGACACCATCACGGCATCAACAACGGCACTCGATCAGGTGCGACTGGAAGCCAAGAAGTTGGCTGCTTTGACGCAGTATTCCAGCGAACTGAACGAGGATTCCATCATCGCAGTTGCTGATTACTACGCTCGCGAATTCGCCTATGCTTTGGCGGTTCGCGAAGACTCCTGCGGGTTCCTTGGCGATGGCACCAGCACTTACGGCGGCATCACCGGCGTGGCAAACGCACTGGCGGCAGGCTCCGTGGTCACCGCAAGTGGCGTCACCGCATTGGCGAACCTGCTGATCGGCACGTTCCAAGAAGCGGTCGGAAAGTTGCCAGAGTTCCCCGGTATTCAGCCAGCGTGGTACGTTCACAAGGCCGTCTACCATGCTTCAATGGGTCGCCTGCAAATGGCCGCCGGTGGAAACACTGTGCAGGATCTCGGCAACGGGCCAGTGCTGCAGTTCCTCGGCTATCCAGTGCGGTTTATTCAGACCCTTCCATCGACAGCAGCAAGCGCAACAAAGATTGCGTACTTTGGTGATCTTGCGATGGCCGCAACGATGGGCACACGTCGTGGCGTGACGCTGCGGGCTGACGAATCGCTGTACTTTGCTCAGGACGCTCTGGCGTTGCGAGTGACGGAACGATTCGACATCAACGTGCATGAGCGTGGAACGGCCTCTGTTGCAGGTCCGCTGCTGATGATCCAGATGGGCTAATCACTGAGCCACTCGTCGCTCCGGGTGGACCCGGCCGGAACGTTGGCTTGCTGGCGTTCCGGTCTTTTCAAAACCAATTGCACACATTTTCATAAGGTGATCACATGAAACCGAATCAAAGAACTCAGGCAGTCATCGCACTGTCAGCACAGACGGCGGCGGCAACGGTTACAGCCGCTGGGGAAATTGTTGATATGAAGGGGGCAGATTATGCAACCATCATTCTGACAACATCGGTTGCGGCAAACACAAACGCTGCTCCAGTCGTCGTGAAGATTCAAGAATCCGATACCACAACCACAACCGACTTCACTGACATCAGCACCAGCACGATGCAGTTGTCAGTGACACTGTCAACGGCGACTGGACGCGACGCGAAGTTTCACATCAACAACGACGGAACGCGAAAGCGATACGTTCGTCTGTTCGCAACCCCTGGTACTCACACGACCAACAGCGTCGTGTCGTTGGCTGCCGTTGCGGAACTCACAATGGACATCATGCCATCGGGCACTACAGGACAAGCCGACTTTGTTGCGATTGGCTAATCGAACCCAAAACACCCGGAGCAAACGAGTGACCTTAAAATCTGTGAAGGTGTGCGGCATGATGACCTCGCCGCGATACATCAATTGTTTTTGTCGAGACTACATAGACGCAGCATTCGTGGCAGCAAAGATTCCGCTGCAGGATTCGCAAGGCGTGTTTTACGGCCAGTGTATGCAGCGGATGTTGCAGCACGCTGTGGAAAAAGACGTTGATATTGCCGTGATCTGTGACGGTGACTCACTGTTCACAGATCGTGACATCATGCGATTGCTGCAGACGTTGGAAGCGAATCCGCATATCGACGCACTGGCATCCATGCAGATCCGGCGTGGAAACAAAACGATGCTGGCAAGCATTAAAGGACAATCAACAGCAGAGGTGGGCGGAACTCCGCTGCAAGTTTCGACCGCACATTTCGGGCTGACTGTGATTGATTTGAAGAAGCTCAAGAACGTTGCAAAGCCTTGGTTTTGGTCGAAGCCAGATGAGAATGGCGAATGGGGCGACCTTCGCATTGATGATGACATTTGGTTTTGGAAGCAGTGGGAAGCGGCCGGCAACACGGTTTATCTTGATCCGCAAACGCGAATCGGGCACATGGAAGAAATGGTCGTCATGGTTGAGCCGAACACATATGAAGCCGTTCACGCATACCCGAACGAATGGATTGACTCATGCAGGTCGAATTGATGCAGGACTGGCGCGGGTATCGCGTTGGGTCTCGGTTTGAATTGGATGTAATTGGCGGAGGCGTCTTTGATGTTTTGCAACGGAACAACGTGGCAAGATTATTACCCGGACCGGGCGACGCGGGAGAAGGATCAAGAAATCCGCCATACGGTTCGAGTGGTGACTCCTCCGACGACCGAGCCAGTGACGATCGCAGAGGCCAAGGCACAGCTCAGCATCGGGGCAAGCGACGATAGTCACGACGCAGAGCTGGCGTCGATGATTGCAGCGGCTCGCGAGGAATGGGAACGCGACACCTCCATCGCATTGATTACGCGGACGCTGGAACATCGGCTGCCAAAGTTTCTGTCTACTGTCGTTTTGTCGGTGCGGCCAGCAATTGCAGTTTCCTCAGTGACCTACGTTGACACAACAGGAACAACGCAAACCGTTTCATCGACCAATTACTACCTGGACAGCGACGAGGTGCGTTTTCTTGACACATTCGTAAAACCAGATG